TGGTGTCATTATTGAGCATCCTTTAACATGTCTTCAGAGAAATTTCTGGTTAATATTTCTTTTAACTTTGGGTGCCAAGTCTCTGAAAATTGTTCCAATATTTCAGCATAAGCATCTTGAGTTTTTGCTTTTCTTGGGTCTCTTTCAGGCAAACCTTTGTAGAAAGTAGTAAAAGTATTTCTTATTGTTGTAAAATCTTTTATATCTGTCCATAATTTAGTATTTCCGTATTGTTCCATAAATTTTTTATTAGAAACAACTTGGTTTAAGCCATATGCATATTTAAATGCTCTATCCCCACCTTTAGGGTCATTATACTCCACCCACCAAGATTCGCTAATCTTTCTTAAATCATTACTAGCAATTTCTTTAAGAGCAGCCTTTAACTCTGGATGAGAACGCAGGGACTTCTTGTCTGAATCTTGTGCTTTTTTCTCTAAACCATCTACTAAGAAATTATAAGCCTGCCAAGCGCGGTTCTTTAGTCTTCGGCGCTCTTGTTCCGCAGGAGTAATCATATAATTGTTTAATGGGCTACCATCTGGCAATTTAGTTTTAGGGTCTCTTAAAAGATTATATACAGTTAGATTAAAGTTATCTTTAGTATCTATATCTAAACTAAGCAACCCAATTAATTCTGGGTCAACCTTTGCCAGAGTAATGGCGAGGTCTGTATTATCTTTAAACACTCTATTGTAAGATTCAACATTAGGTTGAATATACGCTTCTGGACTAGAGCCTTTAAATGTAATTCTATCTAGGCTAAAGTTAGCCCCTAGTCGTTCGTTAAATTCAGTACCAGCAAGTTTTTTTGCTTCTTTATCATCAAGTCCTTGTTCCCTATATTTGTTAACTAGCATAGCATATAGGTCATCATACATCGCCATAGGGTTTGTGTCGACCTTGGCTGGTACGCCAAATATATTAGCAAAGGACCAGGCGGCTTTTACTCCAAATTGGTCTCTTGCAATTCTAAGAATTTCATCATTGCCAGGAAATTTTTGTATTTTTAAATCATCTAATGTCATATAGTAGTTATGAACATCTGTCCATGAATCAAGAAAATCTCTTTTGCCTTCTGAACCATTTAGATAGTTATAAGCATCGTTTGCCCAACGAGGTATAAATGCTTGTTTAATTGATGGTTGCGGACCAAATGGAAATATTACATCGTAATATGAACCTAAATAGTTTTTAAGCGTATCTTCTGCATTTGGCATTCCACCGTAAATTTCTGACACAGCAAGACTTCCAAAAATAGATGGTGTTGGATAGTTAAGTAAGAATCCAATAGACCTAGCATTTAATCTGATACCTTTACCACCAAAGAATCCCATTTCTTTAGTTCCTGGAACCACTATGTGTGTTGCTAATAGTGGGTCATCAGTAGGAGCACCATATTTATCTACGCCAAAAGACCTAAATGCTGCTTGATAGTTGTACAAGAACTGAGCAACTCTTTCAGGATTATTTAATGCAAATCTACCATACCGATAAAAAGCATTTAAGGATGCTGTAGGAAACGCTGTGGCTAAACGAGCAGCATATAAAGGCTTGCTTTGTCTGCGAATAGTATAAAAAATATTTTCGTTCTGTTGTAGTGCTTCCCTAGAAGCAGCAGAGCGCAAAGCATTGATTTTATCTAAATCCACAGTTCCGTCTTTTTTAGTAAAACTAAAACCTTGCTCTTCAAGTTCTTTTGCTTTACGTTGTATATTTTGCATAAAAAATTTATTTCCAGATGCCCAACGAATTGGATTTTCTGGGGCAGTTAATTTAGAAAATATCACAGATGCTGTTTTATCAAGTTGTTTTTCAACCCAGCCTAAATTTTTGACTCCAAATTCAGATGCATTATGTACATCAAAATCAAGTGGGTGTATTGGACTTAGATTTCTTAAATCTTTAGAAAGAATCTTTTGAAGTTGAATTGAATTTACTTCACCAGCCAATGCGGCAATTCGCGCTTCTTTATCAGGCAGGAACCTATTTACTAAAGCAACCTTATCCGCAATTATGCTTGGTATATCTGCTTGGCTAACTGGGCCAAATTGCTCAAAGTATCCAATGTTTTTATTGCCCCAGGCAATTAATTCTTTTTCTGGAACATCAGCAAGAATCTGGTCTATTAACTTGTCGCCCCTTAAAGAACGATTTGTAAAATGTGCTAACTCCTCAAAATAAAGAGGGTCATTGGTATAAGTTACTGTAGAAGAACCTCTTCTAGTAATCATACCTTGACGGATACCAGTAGTTAATTCACCTAAATATGTAGCACTAGCAGTTCTAGCATTTCCAAATTCTTGTTTCATAGCAAGACCAAATTGATTAGCGTTAAAAAGACTATCTACTGGTACGTATTCATTATTTACAAAAATATAATTTTTGTCTTTTCCATAAAAACGTTCTTTGTATTGACTGCCTTTTTCATATACTAAAGCCTGATTATATTTTTGTTCACCAAGGTTTTTAAGAATATTTTCAATCTTATCATACTGTAAAGCAACTTGTTTATTTGCTTCAAGTATATCTTTTGAGTTAGGCGCTAAGGTTGCTATTGCTCCCTTGGATTTAGTTAGGGCAGCCTTAGCCGCAAAAATTTCTCCAGAGTATTTACCTTTTGTGCTTGCTTCGTTTTCCAAAAATTTAATTCTGCGTTCCAGGCCTGCAATAGTTGGTACCTGAGCAGTAAGTTTTCCAAATGGACGCACAGCGTCTCTAAGTTCTAACTCTATGTCGTCAACTAATTTATCTGCTGCCTTAAGTTCATTAATAACTTTTGCTTGATTGTCTCTAACTGCTTTTGGTGATGGCTTAATTGGGCTTAAACCTAAGAATGTGTCAAGTTCTGCTGTTAAGTTATTGAGATTAGTTACTGCTTTATCTAGTTCGTCTGTTAAATCATTGACGGTTTTATTAATAGCAGAAACTTCTCTAGCATTGTATTTTTTAGAAATCTGACCAAAAAGTCTATTTTTATTATTTTTAAGAAAGTTTTTAGTCATGCTAGGAACACCTTCAATAATAATTGAAGTACCATGTGCCATTGTGGCACTAAGAGAAGGTTCAAAAAGACTGTTTTTAGGAATGTAGTTAGGGCGTGCTAAAACATCAATAGACCAGTATTTGTTTGATACCTCAAATACTCGTTGAGCAATTTCAGAAGCCTCTACTGTTAACTTTTGTCCTTTTTTATTAATAGGACCTTTAATAAGAGTTGACTTTTTAATTTCATTTTCAATTAAATTCCAAGGTGCCATTCTATAAGACTCTACTAACTGTCTTTGAGTCTGAGCGTCAACTAATATACGCATTCCCTGCGCATCCATGCCATATCCAGTTCGACCAACAGAACTTACTGTACCAAAAATTTGATTTTTAATTTCGTCTGTAAATTGTTTAATTTTTACTTTATCATAATATTTATATTTGGCGGCTATTATAATTCCCAATTGGTCATCAAGAGCATCTAATACATTAACTCTTGAGATATCATCTTTAGCGCTTACAAAATCAGATATTACTTTATTGCGAAAATCAGCAACATTTATAAATTCATCAGGTGCTATTTCAACAACAATATTTTTTCCACGTATAGGAGTCTTTGTGTATCTTAATGCATCAATACTATCAAATACAGCGTTTAATTCTTTAACACCATCTAATGGACGCAATCCTGAAAAAGTTACATGTCCCAATGGTAACTGTGAACCAGAAAAGTTAATTACTCTAGTTAATGGACCATTGAGGCTATTGCCTATAATACGCTGCCTGATAGTTCCTACTGATATAGCGGCTTTTGTGCCTAGAGCAAATTTTGGCTCAACTGGAAAATAATCCTTGCCCATTTTGATTGGAGTTCCAGTCTTTGGGTCAAGAAGAGCATCTTTAATTTGTCTATACTCTGGCACACGATTAATAGCGTCATCAAACGCTGCGTTCATGCGTGACCAAGAGGTTTCATCAAACTCAGGTAACTTACCAGTTTCAATTACGCGGTTTCTAATAATTGTGTTAACATCGCCAATTTCATATAAATCTGCTGGCGCATTCTTAGAAAGTCTATCTAATGCTGGTAGGTATCCTTTGTCTGCAAGAATTAAATCTTTTACAGTATCAGGATTACTTGCTCTTAGTATTGGACCAATTAAATTTTCATTATTAGAAAATCTACCTAAAGTAGTTGTTACATAATTAGCGTCTGTACTATTAGCAAGTTTTAATATTAGGTCTCCAGAGACCGTTTGTCTTCCACCTTGAATGCCAGTTTCAAAAGCAACACCATCGTTGATGTCTTTTTCTAACTGTGTTACTGTAGTTCCTCTTGAACTTAAACCTGTTTTTCTAGCAGTAAATTTTCCGCCTCTAGTTACAGCACCAGCGACCCCAGCAATTGCGGCGTTAGATATTAAAAAATCTAATGGGCCAGTAAAATATTTGCCAATATTATTGTCAACAAATGCTGCTTGAACATCATTATCATTATATAAATCTATATCATCTAAATCTATTTGACCTAGACTAAACACAACATTAGCAACATCTTTAATAGGAGTTAAATCAGATTTAGTTGCTGCTTGGGCTAGGCTTACTTTTTCTGAACGATTATATGCTCGTTTAAAATCTTTTACCTGAAATCCTTTTTCAAATTCTCCTGGTGTATATAAAGGAGAATCGACATCAGTTAATAACGCTAATGTAGATAAAGGTCTTGTGATATATGGAGATATTGCTTCATCGTGAAGTTTAACTCCAGCCTTTAATACTAAGTCATTACTTGCTGATTGAGACTTTACTGAATACTTTAGGTTATCTTTAATTGCTTCTTGTGCGGATTGCTCCAACCCAGAAAGAGCCAGTTGCTTAGATACGCCAATATCCACACCAGCAGGAAGTATAACATTTCCAATTGCTTGTGCAGGACTTGAAATATTTCCAGTAAACCAACCAGCCCAATCAGATACACCTTTGGCAAGGCCTTGACCTACTGGTTTTGCAATATTGTCAAGGAAGTCATTCCAAAGTGACATTATTGCCTCCTAAAATTGTAAGTTATAATTTGTGGAGTTTCCACCCTTAGGTATATCTCCGGTAATTGTTTCAATAAAAGCGTCTCTATCTTCTACAGATTCCCAAGGAATCATACCCAAAGTAATTACTGTTGCTGCATTTTCATATCCAAGTGAAGAAGCAAATTTATCTATATTATCATATAGACTGCCAGGTTGCCACTCAAGCATCTAACATGCCTACCATGTAATTTACAAATCCTTTAAATGATTTTGGGGCGCCAGGGGCTTTTGCAGCATTAGCAAACGCTGGTAAATATTTTTTTACTATTGCTTGATTTTCAATTTTTCTTTCATTTGAAATCAAATTTTGAGGCATTATTTCACTACCAGCACCTCTACCAAAATCAACACCAGTGCTTTGTGGCTCTAGTGGATTGGTTGTGTCATCTAATAATGTTCTAAGTTTCATCATAGAATCTGATAAACCTATAGCAGCATTGCTAGACACAGTTTTAGGATTACTCATTGGTGCCGCATTTTGCTGTGCCATTGTTTCAACTCCCGTAGAACCTAAGTTTTTCATACCAGGTATATATCTTTTTGGTTGTCCATCTTTTGAGCCTGCTCCACCTACTGCTGAAATAGCAAATGGGTCTCTTGGACGGTCTCCACCACTTTTACCTTTAACTCCAGCCATTGTGTCTCCTACTTAATTTTTCTAGGTTGTTCTTTTGATATATAAGGGCCAGCGGTAAATGCTGTAAGTTTAGATGCTATTTCCATTGCTTCATAAGCATCTGCGCCAGCATGTATAGCACCAAGTGCGTATGCTGCTCCTGAGCCTGCAGCGTATACTCCATCTGCAGATTTACTTATAGACAATTCTTGGTCAACATCAAATATTTCCCCACCAACAGCAATAATAAACTGAAAGCGAGTTTCTTTAGTATCTTCATCAAAGTTATAACCATTCTCTGTCATACACTTGCGAAGAGATGGCATTGCTTTTCTAATCATAAAACGATAAAGGTCTTCTTTATCTTGTTTTGTAGGAATAGGTGATTCCCAAATATGTTGTGCTATATCGCAAGGTAAAGTCTCTCCAGAACCTGCAATTAAAAACGAACCATTTGCAGTAATCTTTTCAACTTCAGGATGCGTATAAATACGCCCACCCTCATCAGTTGTTTGACTGTCGGCAACTATGAAACATCTGTCTTTATGCTCTAAGCCTATTATAGTTGTCATTGTCCCCTACCTAGTTAACTTCTCGTTACTACTCTTCCGCCTGCTTTTCCACCTGCGGTTAAACTTGAAAGAATTGTTTGTACGTCTGGTGGTGGTGTTGGTGCAGCCATTGGCACACCTTGCTCAGGAGAAGGAGAGCCTCCTACTGGGGCACCAAGGGGAGCAGGGGACGTTTGCTCAACCGTTGGATTAGAGGCACCAGCAGGAGGGACCTGTTGTTGCGGTGCAAAGGTAGCCTCAATAGCATCTTCTAATGCTTGTCCCTTTTGGCGAGCCTTGATAACCGCAGCAATTTTATTTACCATATCAGATGGGTCTTGTCCCTGTGTTGCCATCGCTGGAATTGCTTGAGCCATTGCTGTAATACCACCGAGTAACGCTGTACGCATATCCTCGATTTCAATCTTTTCAAGTTCTTGTGTTACGTTAACTGTAAATGGTAACTCACGCATAGCCATATCTTTAGAGATTAATTTGCCTCCAAGAGCCTGTAACATGAAAATAAGACCTTGGGCTGGGTTAAGACCAGCAAGCATTCCATAACGAACATCAGCAGAATAGTCTGACTTGATATCTTTAGTTGGCTTATATGTGATTTCATAAGGTGAACCAGAATCTACACCACGAATTGTTTTTTCTTCAGGATAGATTGATTCATCAACTTCAAAACAGATGCTAATAACATCACGAAGTGCAGCAGCAAAAATTGCTTGGGCTGATTTAACCTGTGTATCAAAGGCACCCATAAGGGCTTGTACGCCTTGACCAGTAACGATAGATGCATCAATGTTACCAGTACGTCCTTCTGGGTAACGAGCACCAACTCTAAGTTCTTGATTAAGTAATGTTTGTTCTGTAAATGCGCCTTGTGGTAATGTAAGTTCTACTCGACGAACACCTGCTGGGTTGGCGGTGCGGATAACCGCATCTCCACCCAACTGTAATTCTTGTACATCTTGTGGAAGTACAATAGGTGCCTGTACTGATTTCTCCGCTGCTTCCATTGCCAATAAGGCGAAACGGTTGCGGAGTAATTGAATTCCAAGTACGTCGTCAAATTGTCCACGTAGTTCGCTATCAATAGATGGCTTACGTGCTACAACTACCATCATCTTACCAAGAGGATTCTTGGCTTGTGATAATACTAAATTATCCTTTGAAGGGATATAAACAACTGATTGGTCTTTATCGTAATAACGAATCATCTCAATCATGCCGTTTAGGTCTTGCTTGTAACCCATTCCACCAAGAAGTATATTATCATACTCTGGGAACTGGCTTACTAACTCACCTAATGTTAAACTGTATCTTTTAGCAAATGCTACGCAACGACCATAACGGTCAAATTCTGGATATGCTCCAATTGGGTTTTCAATACGGATGCGGGGAAGGCTTGCTTCTTCATCTAATTCTATAATGAATGGAACAAAACCGTAGGTTATATACCAGTCTGCTCCTGAGTACATCTGGACCGATAGGTCAGAATGCGAAAAATAATTACTAGCAATACGAGTACGCTTATCGGCAAAATTACGAGCACGGTCATTAACCGCATTAGCCGCCGAGCAGTTGACTGCTGGGAGAGGAGCCATAACCTCTGAAAGGTCTCTGGCAACGACATCAATAAAATTTGCAACGACATTAGCATCTACACCATCTGGAAAGAAGTCAGGATAGACTTCAGATATTTTGCCTTTACGAACAGCAAGAACATCTAGATTGCGAGCATCTCTCTCGCTATTACGATATCGCAGCGATTGAACTCGCGCTGATATCTGTTCAATTGTTAATGCCATCTACGTCCTAACTGTAAGTTTCTTGCCATTGCTCTGCAAAGGCTTCGTCTAAATTAAGTGAACCTCTACCAGCCATCTGTGCTCTAGTAGCCCATCTATTTGTCTGGTACTGTCCAACTCTACTTGATGTCTGCATAAGTTCTCTACAACGGATAACAGCAAACCATAATGCCATTACACAGTCGGTTGGGTTCTTAGTATCAGGTTTCCAAATAATAAGTTGCTGTACTAAAGACTTAAGACCTTCAGAACCTTCATTGCTTGGTATTTCAAGTATGTTGTTATCTTGAAATCTACCGTCCTTGGCTGAGCCAAAAAGGCTTGCCATAGATGCTACACCAAATCCAACATCCCATTTATTCTTACCAGTAAAGTGTGAATTAAGTTGACATCCATAGGATGCTAGATAGTCACGCAGTTCTGTATCCATAGCATAGTACTTCTGGTGGGCGTTAATTTCAACCCGAAACTCTTGAGGCTTAAACTTCTCTACCCATTCCTTGATAAGAGCATTTTCTTTTTGGGGAGTAGGGTCAACCATATTGATGCAGTCTAAAACATATATCTTACCATCAGCACGGTTATAAGATACTGCTACAAAAGCAGAGCGTCCCGTTACGGCTGGGTCAAAACCAATAATGGTATAAGTTGAATCTACGTTCTTGGGGTGGCCTGGCGTGTCTTTTCTAAGCGGTCCACGCTTTCGCATACCGTTAACACATCCAGCAACAATTGTTGGCGAGAAGATAGAGTCGGATTGGACGTCTTCTTGCTGGTAGACCATAGCCCAGACTGACGGAGCCACTTCAGACCGCCTTGTAAAAAGCGAAGGTCCATCCCATTTGGGATATAGTCCT